GATACGCAAGATGTTTGACACCCTGCAATCCGAAGGGGTAAGTCCAAGCACAATCGCACACCTCAAAACTGCCCTAAGTTATCTCTTTAGGCAAGCAGTTGATGATGAGGTAATCCAAGTCAATCCCGCACACCGCATAAAGACACCCACAAGCAGACCAGACCCGACATACACGCTAGAGGCTAAAGACTTCTCAAAGGTTCTAAAGAAGTTACCCACAGAAGGCTCACGCCTATTCGCTAGGTTTCTCATAGGCTCAGGACTCAGGTTCGGAGAAGCCACAGAACTAAGGGTCAAAGACTTCAACTTCCAATCTAAAGAAGTCTATGTTCGTAGAAGCGTAAGTGATGTAGGAAAAGAACTAAACAATGGAGAAAGATTCTTAGTAGTTCCCGCCACAAAAAACGGGCATAAGCGCACAGTAACCCTAAGCACAAGCCTTGTAGCCGAAATCAAAGCCTTTGTCATAGCAAAAGCCCTATCAAAAGACGAACTAGTCTTTTCGAAGCACCTGGTTGTAGATGAGGGTAGAATAAATGTCCCAAGCGAAAGCAAAGGGAAGCCCTACAAGGAAGGAAACAAGACCTTCCAACACGCCACAGCGTATTCATACAATGTCGGTGGGTGTAGGTGTAGTCAATGCAAACAAGCGGTAAAGGAATACCGCAGTCAATACAGAAAGGACAAAGCGAAGGGCAAAGGTAAAAGCCTTAGCAAAAGCGAAAGCGATAGCAGAAGCGATAGCAGAAGCCAAAGCAATAGCAGAAGCGAAAGACATTTACCTCGTGACAGGTGGAGAACCACTTGGAACGAAGCCATAACCCAGTCAGGTATTGGTTGGTATCCCAAAACGCACGACCTTAGACACGCTAACGCCACTCTTCTTTTGAAGGGGGGAGTAGATGTTCACGAGGTCAAAGAGCGTTTAGGTCATCAGTCAATCACAACGACGGAAAGGTATCTACACCGAATCCGTCACCAGCAGTCAAAGGCAGCCGAGGTTGTCAATGGCTATTTGGAGTGAAAGATGAAAGAACAAACGAAAGCAAGAGCAGGGTCTTTAGCAAAAGCCTCTGCAAAAGTAATAGCAATACGGAAAGACCAAGCAAAAGTAAGGCTAAAAGCCTTGGGTATAGGCGGCATTGTAATAATGCTGGCTAGTGGTTTTGTAGCAATCGGCACAACCGACGCTATAGCACCAACCAAAGCCGAAGCAATAACAACTCAAGAGAGCAAGCAAGTTCGCATACTTGCCAAGTATGTAAACTCCGACAGTCTGACTGACGCACAACTCATAGAGTTATTGAGCGCAGTTGGCTTCAAAGGTCAAGACCTAAAAGAAGCGTGGGCTGTCGCAAAGAAAGAATCACATGGTAATCCGTTATCTCACAATGGTAATCGCAAGACTGGGGATAACTCCTTCGGTCTATTCCAAGTAAATATGCTTGGTTCAATGGGTGCAGATAGACGAGATAAGTTCAATTTGGCTTCTAATGCTGAACTGTTCAACCCTGTGGTCAATGCCAAAATTGCTTATCACATGAGCAATGGTGGTAAAGATTGGAGCGCATGGAAAGGTCTAAAAACTAAAGCCGTAAAGTTTTGGTTAGCAGAGTTTCCAAAGGTGCAAAAGTCGTAGCCAAAGCAAAAGCCATAGCAAAAGCAGGTGCATAAAGGAAACCCCATCAGAAATGGTGGGGCTTTCTTACTTATGGTAAAGTAAAAGCCTTAGCAGAAGGGAAAGCAAATGGGAGCAAAAAAGAACCAAATGAAAATTGATGCTGCTTTAGCAGCAAGACAAGCAGCACATAAGGGCCCTGGGGGTAAGTTACCTGGCTCAAGAAACAAAAAGAAGACTGGATACCAAAAGGTAGCGTCTATAAAGAGTAAGTAAAAGAAGTCATAGCCCCGATAGGAACAAACTATCGGGGTTTTTCTTTATCCTTTATACATGGCTAAAGCAACTTCAAGCGAAATAGCCCACGCTTCAACCGTGGGAACAAGACAAATACTTCCTAACGGAGATGTAACTTCAACGGCACGTCACCCTAATTCAGCAGACCATGTAATTCGAGTTCGTTATCGTAAAGGTGTTGTAATGGAAGCAACAGTTCATCACGAGCCTATTTCAATCGTAACAATGCGCCAAAAGAAAGAAGCAGGAGAAGCCAAAGCAAAAGCAGATAGAAGTTCTGCTAATCAAAAGGCTCAATTAGCGAAGAAGCGCTTACGCACTCCTCCTCCAAAGAACAAGAAGTAATTAAGAGTTATCTTTAATTAACTTTACTTCGCAAGCATCAGTTGTGCAATAAGCCTCACCAATAGCATCCGCAGCCATACCTGCATAGACACCGCTGAAGTCAATGGGGAACAACTTCATTGTGTAGTCCTCATACTCTTGAGCAGTAATCTGTGTGTAAGGCATCTGCGGATAGACATGGTTACCCATAGGCAAGAAAGAGATTGTTTTGAGTTGTCCGTCATACATGTGCAAGACGGGTTCAATATTCTCCGCTTCTTTCTCTGCGTCAAAAGTAACAGTTACTGATACAGAGTTATCTGACCAATAGCGTTGAGCCGCAGCAGCAAGTGCTACCTTCTCATAAATAGTTACATCTTTTTCTGCACGCTTTGCGTCAGTCTCCACAGGGAAAAACACAACGCTTGTAGTAGCAGGAGATTCAGCAGCAGGTTCAACCCTGTATTGCGCCATTGTAAATAGTGGAAGCATTGGGTCAGAGTTTGCAAAGCGAATAGCACGAAGGAAGTGCTTACCACCTGATGCCCAGTGAACTCCAGGAGATTCACCAGCAAGGATTGAAACTGTTCCTGATGGCTTTACAGTTGTAGTCTTGATTGATTCACGAATACCAAGCCATTCAGAGTAACTAACGTCGTAACCTTTAATAACTCTGTAACCTTCATCCATCCATGTACGGAGTTGTGACCAACCATTGTTATCTGCAAAGTTTGCTACACCAGAAATTGAAGTTCCAATACGGCGGTTGCGTTGCATAATGGCGTTAGTCTCTTGCCAGTGAGTAGGGATAAGAGTCACAGTCTTTGCGTAAAGATAAGCAAACTTAAGTGTTCTCTTGAAATCTTCTAATGAATCGTGGCGATTTAAATATGTCTCTACCAAAGTACAGCATTCGTATGACTCAAGCGATTGTTCTGCACAAGGGTTGTATCCTGCAATGCGCCAGTCTTTGTTATTGATTGGGTCAGAGAGTCTTCCGTACTGACGAGACACATCCATCCAAATAACTCCAGGCTCACCATTGCGGGCAATACCATCGATGATTGGTGCCAAGTCTTGTCCTACAGATACTTCAACAGAGTTATTGGACATCCACCCATGCGCCATACGTTCAGGGTACTTGTCATAGTTCTTTAGATTGAGGAAGTCCTCATCATCTAAACGTCCCATAAGAAGTTCAGCAGAACGACGTACGTTGCCAGAGACAACGCATACGCCAATGACGTTGCCAATGTCTGCAATGTCACGACGAGTTAGTTTCTGACCAGCACGACTATCGAACATACTTCTGATGAAGTCGTGTAACTTCTCTAGGGGTTCGTGTCCTGCTGCGGTTCCACCAAAGGTTTTAATTGGCGTACCTGCTGGACGGATTTCTTGGTAATCAAATATTGGAGCCTTCGAATCTGGTTTGAGGTAGGCATTGATGAGGGTCGCAACTGACTCAACCCAGCCTTCTCTAGTGTCTGGTATGACATAGGTGTCACCTGTTTGTGGTTCATAAATGTTGAAGTCCTTATCTGCTCCCTTGTCGTCGAAACCAACTCCGACGCCGAGCATTGATGCTTCCATTAGGAAGGCGAATGGTTTGGATGGGTCTGTTTTAGTCATAGAGCCTGTTGATACAAAAGCACAGTTCTGTAAAGCGGCACTGTTGCGCTGTTCATTAACAAGCGGAGTACCCATTACCCATAGTCCACGTCCAGGTGGAGTCCACTTCAAGTTGAAGAGACGGTCGAATGCTTCTTTAGCAGAGGCTGCTGCCTTGGCATCTGACCAAGGTAAGCGATTAAGTTTGGCGTGGTCTTTCTGAAGCGAGTACATACCGTTGATGACTCTCTGGCATACGTCTACCCAAGTCTCCTTAGTACCATCTGCCTTCAGACGAGAATAGGTACGAAGAAAGGTAATCTCTCCTACTGAATTTTCCCCAGCATCCCTATACCCAAATGGTGCCTTCTTTACCTTGTAGGACTCTACGAATTCGTTTGCTAGTTCAAAAGAGAACAACCCCATTTAACAACCACCATTTCTATTTAATTGAATATACCCCTCAATAGGAAGACCTATTGTGACGGAGGGAAACCTACCATGCACTTGTTAACTTCAAATACTTAGAACTGGATTTCGTGTGGCTAAACTTTCCTCCACCTTGCTCCACCCTGTTCCACTACACTCCACTTACTGTTATCAGATAACTTACTCTTCTATAGATTCAGAAATAATCCTTGTAACAGTATCTTCTCTAAGTGCTTCTGGAAGTTCTTTTAGGGCTTGGGCTCTGTCACCAAAGATAGCGGACAAGACTCCACCTGAAGATTGACGGCTTGCAGTAATCTGAATGAACTCTTTATTTTGGTCCATCTCATTAACATTGCCTACCAGTTTAAGGAGTCGGTCAATCTCTTGAGAAAGATTAGGGTCTGCGTATCCACCATTCATTTCTTCAGCAAAACGCATAAAAGCAACTCTTTGGCCTTGCATCTCAATGATTGTAGTCAAAAGAGATTTCAATTGTTCTTTAGTCTTTACCTCAACTGGGAGGTTAAAAGCACAGGTGTTGGCTGGTTTAAAGGCTGGACAATTAGCCGCAACAAAACACGTATCGCACTGTCGAAGGGATGTGTTCTGGTTGCTGATGACTGGAACGTCTTTTAGAACGTCCTTACCATCGTCATCTGTCTCTACAATTGTTTTCATTCTGTAGCCAAAAACAGGAAGATTTTGCATCTCTTCAGGGGCTCTTTGAACTAATTCTGTAGGTTCTTTTTTCCGCATGTCGAGGTCACTGTTATCAGAAAGGTACCCCCCTAATTCCCCTAAACCTGATAGTAAGGGGGTATCACTGTTATCAGATACTAGGTCCTTTTTTCCACCATCAATAATATGTAAGTCAGGGGTTTTCTTATCCATGGATGCCTCTAGTTTCTTGTATGACCAAACTGCAACTCTAGTGGCTTCTAGGGTACTATCTTGGCTAAACGCTAAATAGTCTAGCCCAGCCTTCTCCACAATAGCCTTGTAGCGTGGTCGTGCTTGGTTCTTCATTTTCTTTGGGTAACGGTTTAACTTGGTGCCATCCCAGACGATAGTCTCGCCTCGACGCATGGGCGATAACCATGACAATGTGCTGGCTGTGCTAAATGGTACCTGTCGTAGGTTGTCTGGCTTGGCACAGGCTAGGGCATGGAACTGGGTTCCGTGTTGGCGTTGATAACCTCGTGTGAGGGCTGAGAGGCTGGTTACAGCCTCAATCTCGTCGTTGGGTATGACCAC